AACAGTTCAAGATCCACAAGTGTAAAGATACGATCCTCACAACCACGGATGAACACAGGAAGGTTAGTCACGAAAGATGTTTCTGTGTTTTCCGCAAAATCTTGTATAGCTGTCTTTAACTGTGTGTAAGTGAAGCTCATTTAATTCTCCAACGTGACGGGGCCAGCGGTCGCATGGTTACCACCGCCTCGTGTGTTACCGGAGGTTGCTGTTCCACTTGATGCCGTGAAAGTATATGTGTCCGTATCCACAACAGTAATTGAGTAACCTGATGCATTTTCTAATACCCCTTGTGTAAACCCGTCAAACGAGATTGCCTTGCGGAATCTTACAGTATCTGAAGAGCTACGTCCATGTGATGGCTCAATAACAGTAATCACTGCAGTGCCAGCATTGCCTGATACAAAAGGTTTTGGAGGGAGCAACTGCTGTGTAGGTACTTCGGTACGCTGATCAGGTCTTGGATCGTGCAAAGCCTGCGGGTCAGGACCCGGACGAATTGGCTCTAACTGTGGGTGTTTTGCTTCATACTCATCAGGACCAACTTTTGCACCGCTCCACTCTGTCAGCATATCTGCTAGACGATATCGGAAGCCGGAGCGGTCTGAATATCCCCAAGCCTGTTTACCTGATGCGTATCTTGCCATTAGTTCACCCGAAGATACGAAACACTAGGCTGCAACTTGAGTGGCACCCTGTCTTCGTCCTCATCTGCAGCGCGCTGGAACTCTTCTTCATACATGCTCTTCAACATTTGAACCCGCTCTGGAGCTTTCTTGAGAGCAAGGTAATAAGCTAGACCAGCCACCATACACGGTAGGAATCGGAAAGGCGCGTCTGTTGTGTTTGCTAACGTGTCCACATCCTCAATGCGTTGTACAAAGTAATACACGAGAGTATCAGTAGAACTATCAGGAGTAGCCCACAAAGTAATCTGAGGATTTATCTGCCGGTTATAGTAATATTGACTAGGCCGACCCTGAGTTGTTTTGTTGGGCAGTGTTAAATACTCACCACGAGACATGCGGCTCAACTCATAGTCTACACCACTTCTTCTAATAACAACCTCAAGGAGGTCTGTGTAGTCAGAAGTAAATGTGTAAGTAGCTGTACCAGCAGTCAGTGCCTGAGTCCCCTGCTTTACAGTCCATAAGTTCAAACCACGATTTGCCCAATCAGCGAACATAAGATTCATAGAACGACGAGCAGTCTTAGCATCGTAACCAGTACGAAGCTCAAGGCCACATCTTTCATATGCCTCTTCAATTATCTCAGCGACATCTAAGTCGAAGTCTCTTGAACCTGAAGTTGCCATTTACTTTTTCCTGTGTGTGCCGCCGTAGCCTTTTTTAACTACACCCTTGCCCATCAAAATATCTTTTTGTGTTACCTTACCGTCACCACTAAGGTCGGGAAAGTTTCCTCCACCCATTTTAAAACGTGTGCGACTTGGAGTCTTAGCATTACGAGTGGGCATAGACATAGCACCACCCATAGCTTTACGAGGAGAACAATGCATTACTTTTTCCTTCTCTTCAATGATTTAACTCTTTTTGGCTTACCTGCCGGCTGACCAAGTTTTTTCTTCTGTGCTATTCTACTACGTTTTTCCGCAGCCGTCATCTCTTTGGAGGTTTTAGGGGTTTTACTGGAGACACGTTTAGAGGGGCGACAATATGGAGTACCCCGTTTTTCTCCTTTGCCTCTGCCACACGGCTTCCCCGTGCGGACATCCTTCCATTCTTCCTTGAACCAGCGCTTGAGAGCCAAGCCCTTCTTTGTTTTCCTGACAGCCATGCCGGCTTCCTCATTCTAAAACTGTATTGACTACAAAGACCATAAAACCAAATAGCAAAATAGCTATTGAAGTAGCCAACGCCCATGTAATTATAGTCTCAACTTGTTCGGCCTTCCTTTTTCTTTCAGCTATTCGGGCCTTTCTTAACTGGCCTTGGATACGAATAATATCCTGCCAAGCATTAAAACCATATTGTCCTGTAACAAAATTTCTAAGCTCATTCTCCATCTTCTCGGCTTTTTTCTTAGCCGCATAAGTCTCAAGAGCCTCTTCTTCTACACTGCCGAACCTTCGACCTTTAGCTTTGTCGTGTCCTTCCTTGACACTCTGTATAGCACTCATCCATCTGCCAATGTCTCCCGACATAGACTCGATGTCCTTGCCTATCTGAAATCCTTTTTGGATCGCTTTGTAGGCGGTACTTGCTATCGCTATTGCGCTTACAGGATCCATTATTTCTCATCAGTAGATTTTTGTTGTTCTGTATTTATATGTTCCGCCTGCTGCTTTTTTGGTGGTACTGTTACCCCAGTTGGCTGCTCCGACTTTTCGACACTTTGCGAGTGCCCCGCTTGCATACGCCGACGGGAAGACCTTATAACGGCGTTTAACCTTGCTGTAACATGCATCTTTTTTTGTACCACCTGACATTTGCTTACCTATCGAACCACGCGAGATTGTCATTACTTTTCTCCTGTAAAAAATCATCCCAAAGCACAGACAACATGCGATGATTTTCTGTCACCTTTTGAGCCACAACAGCAGTATCTGTTTTAAGCTGAGTGACTTCAATGCCTATCCAACCAAGGAAGGCTAGTAGAGCTACGGGCATAAGCTTTTCCATTAGCACTTCCACCTCCGTCTTGCGGCACAAATACGCTTCTTAGGGGTCTTCTTACAACTAATACCGTGCATCTTCATTTGACCTGCAGAGCGGGAACAGTAAGACTTCTTGCGCTTGCCGCCGCCGGGCTGTGGTGCTTTTAACTTTGAACCAGTGGCCTTGTTATATTTAGCTCGGCCCTTGGCGGTAAGACCTGCACCGCGAGATGCTGGTAACTTCTCACCCTTTTTAACAGATAGACTAACCTGTTTCTTTTTCTTCTTTGGGGCCATCATCGACCTCCCAGTTGAACAAAGACAGTTATTGAAGTGTTGGACGGCAGGGAGACGTACAAACCGTTATCAAATATAATACCATCGCCCGGTATTTCCATACCAAAAGTCCCGGCACCTTTTTCATCTACTTCTAAAACAACAGTACCAGATGCGGCAGAATCATTGTCGTATAAAATAATATGACCTGACGTACCTGTGTCGTGGTTTACAATAAAACCTTTTAAACGCCCCCGGCAGTCTGCAAGGACACCGGAAGCGTGTAAATGTTTAGCAATGACTTCATTGCCTGCCATTATCCAAAGAACCCTGTGATTGAGTCTACATTGGTTAATGTAACGTGGCACTCATCATCAAATATAATACCGTGGTCAGGTATAGTTATTTGATTGTCATCTGAGGTATGAAACACCATTGACAATAATGTTGCACCACCAGAACCATTTTTAAAGACAACGGCTGGAGAACCACTGCTTGCAGTTTTTACATAAAAAGACTTTAGTCTAGTTCTACCACCAAGAAATGTACCTGTGGCGGTAGCAGTTTTTGCTGTAATAGAAGCAGCCATGTCCGCCTCCTATTAGCTAAGTGCTGCGCCTACAGCGGTAACCCAAGCAGCGCCTGTGTTAATGACAATGCAGTATTCGTCGTTACCAGACCCATTATCGCTGACTATGTATACAGTACCTACTGCTACACTGCCAAACGCTGGAAGGTTTGCTGTTGTTACAACGGGAATCTGGAAGCCGTTATTTGAACGGACTGGACCAGAAAAGGTAGAAAGAGCCATGATAAGCTCCTGTCGTGGCTAATGTCAGCCACGGGATGCGGCTGTCAGGGATGTAAATAGTATACAACAAAAAAGGGCGGCATGAAAGCCGCCCTCTTCGTAAAGATGTCTTTAACCTTATGCAGCGCCCGGTGAACCGAATACTGCGCGTGGGTCAGAGAAACCGAAGCTGTAACGCTCACGAGCCTTGAACCGCATGTTACCAGTGTCGAAATCTGGATCCATGTTTGTTGACAAAGCCATACGCTCAAAGTGCTTGAAGCCATTTGGCGCATCAGTTTTGATGAAGAATGCATCTGTGTCAGTCAGGTAGTCGTTGACTACATAACCTT